AACGTATCTTACAAGGAAGTAATCAACAAGGTAGCAGGAGCAAACCTAGTAAAAGACGCAACTTGTGACTTTACAGAAAATTCTGCAACATTAACACTAACAGAACAAGTTTTAGAAGTAGAACCTTTTCAAATTAACATTGACGTTTGTAAAAAAACTATGTTATCTGACTGGGCGCACGAACAACAAGACGACTTTGTAGCTTACGCAATGACTTACCTTTCAGATAGTATTGCAGACAGTATCGAATTTAACATCTGGCAAGGTAACACTTCTACGTCAGGACAATTTAACGCTTTAAGTGCGTCAGGTATGAGTACTTCGTCTGCGTCTGCAGCTTATACAGCAGCAAACATTATAGCTAACTTAGGTACTTTAGTAGCTGATATACCAGCAGCGGTTTACGGAAAAGACGATCTTTATATTTATATGAACAAGAAAACTTACAGATTTTACTTATCTGCTATTTCTGCTTTATCTGCATTCCCTTTTAACCATATGGGGCAATACACACCAGAATTTGAAGGAATTTCTATCGCTGTTTGTTCGGGTGTAGCTGACAACGTAATGTGGGCAGGTACTAAGTCTAACGTATTTTTTGGAACTTCACTAAGTTCAGATTTAACAGAGGTGAAAGTTTTAGATATGGGCGACATTACAGGATCAGACGTAGTAAGAATGGTTTGTAGATATACTGCAGGAGTTCAAGTTGGTGTACCTTCAGACTTTACTAAACAATCGTAATTATTAACCTTTAAAACCTAAAAAAAATGTCTTGTAATTTAACAAAAGGACGTAACATAACTTGTAGAGATGGTATCGGTGGTATCAAAGCTATCTATATCGCACAACACGATGAATTAACGTCTTACACAGCAGCTAGTGGTGAAGTAACAGACTTCGATTTAGGTTCAGGTGACGACTTATATAAGTATTTACTTAAAAGAGGTACAGGGAGTGTAACAGAAACTATTAACGCATCTAGCGAAAATGGTACTGTATTTTATACACACTCTGTAAATGTAAAACTACATAACTTAACTAAAGAAGACCAAAACGAAATTAAACTATTAGCACAACAAAGAATGGTTATTTTCGCAGAACTAAACCAATTAAATAGTACAGGTAAAAATACTATTGTAGCTTTAGGTTTAGACAACGGTTGCGAATTATCTGCAGGTACTTCAGTTTCTGGGGTTGCTCTAGGAGATACAGTAGGATATGATTTTACTTTCGAGGCACAAGAACCTAATCCAATGCAACTTTTAGCGGACTATACAACAACTCCGTTCGACAACGCAGCGTTTACAATTAACGCAATAGTGACTTCTTAAAACCTTAAATGGTTTTGTTTTCATATTTATTAAGGGGGTGGCAATAGCTACCCCTTTTTTTAACTTAAAATAAAAAAGATGTATAAACTAAAAGAACAATACAAAGGTGTTACAGTAAATAAAACAGGTCGTATGATTATATTAGACAACGTAAGATCTAACGAAGTAGAATTATTAGGAGTAGAACACTTTTTTACAAAGACTAAGAAAAAAACAGTTTCAACAAAAGAAAAATAAATTACTTGTTTTTATATTATATAGTATGATAACAGGGGTTTACGGTAGTACAGTAACAGCATATTTGACGTTAGAAGAAAAGAGAATAAATACATCGGTAGATAAAACTGCTATACGTTATTTATTTAAGTTTACTAACGATATGACTAAAGACGTAAAGTATAGTTACGCAGAAAGTCTAGTACACAACGACAGATACGTTAAATGTGAGTTCTTACACAATACTACAGACGACCTATATATGTATAAAATAAACTTCAAGCCGTACGGATTTTGGAAATACGAAGTTTACGAGGTTAGTTGGACTGGTGCAGTAGCTATAAGTGCAGGTAACGCACCTACGACAGAAAACGACATACTACCAGTAGCTAGTACACACGGAATAATACAGGGTAAAGTAGAAGAAGGTAAACTATACATACAAGAAACAGCAGGACAAGAACAAGTAAAATATACAAAACATACAACAACAGAAACTAATTATTTATATACAAATTAAAAACTATGAGTTTAATAGACAATAACAATACTCTTTTAAGAGAACAACTAGGTAAAGGTGCAGGTGTAGTATTTACTACTGCTAACCAAACAACAAAAGACTTTTACGCAATACATTTTGTTGTAGAAAGTGTAATAGCTTCTATAACTATAGCAAACTTAACAGGTGAAAGTGCACTACATACTACAATACCAGCAGGTACAGTAATATTTGGTAGATGTACGCAAATACAACTTACAAGTGGTGTAGCAATAGGATATACTGAAACAGACGGTAAAACTGGCGAATAATGAAACTAGGACTAGGTCTTAATATAAACAGCGTTGTAAGTGGTGACTGGACACCAGAAAACCTAACATATTTACAATTGTGGTTTAGAAATAATGTAGGTATTACTGAAAGTGACGGTTCGGCTTGTGAAGACGGCGATAATGTATTTGGTTGGGCAGACCAATCAGGCAACGATAATAACGCTACAGGTGCGGCAACTAGATTTACTTTTGACGCAGCAACAGGTGGTGTAGAAGGTGCAGGTAATAACAAGCTAGATATTACACAAATTGACTTTACAGGACAGTTTGCTTTTTATGCAAGGTTAAAGTTTGATACTATAAGTTCGGGGAATAATGATGTTATGTTTAACGACGCTACAGGTGCTGCGAACGATGATTTTTTCAGGGTACATTCATCAACACAATTAAGAGCAAAAATAGCTAGTGGTAGTTCTATGAATTATGCGTGTACAACAATTTCTACAGGTACTTATTATAACATAGGTTTTGAACGTGACGGAAGCGGTGACTGTAGAGCTTTTATAGGTGCTACAGCTCAAGACGGAGAAATAAATAACGAAAATACTTTTAACTTAGATAGAGTTTTAGGGGCTTTTGACGGAATATGTAAAGAAATTGTAGTTACAAACAAATCTTTAAGTGTAAGCGACAGAGAAAACCTTAATACGTATTTAAACAATATATAATGAAAAACAAAAAGAAAGTAAATTTTAAAGAAAGTATTTTAAACGTAAACTTTGAAACACAAACGGCACCTGTAATACAGGAAGCTATGGGTAAAGATTATATAGAATACGGTACAGAAAACTATAAAAACTTGTACCCTCAATTTTTAATAGACCTTTTCTACAACAGCTCGACGCATTCCGCAATTATTTCGACTGTTTCGGATATGATAGCAGGGGAAAGTATAACAGTAGAAGAAAGCGACAATTTAGACGCTTACGTAAAACTTAAAAGGTTCTTAGCACAGGCAAATAGTAAAGGTGAAAGTTTACATAGTGTAGTTAAGAAAATTGCTTTTGACTTTAAACTTCAGGGAGCGTATGCTTTAAACGTTGTATGGTCAAAGGATCGTACTACCATATCGGATTTGTACCACATTCCTGTTGAACGTATACGTATGGGAAAACCAGACGCTTTAGGTAGAGTTTCAGAATACTATGTAAGTGCAGACTGGAGTAATACAAGAAGAAACAAACCACAAGTAGTACCAGCGTTTAATGTAAACGACAGAACAAACCCTAACGCTATTATTTACGATGGTATGTATAGCCCTAATATGCAACTTTACAAAGTACCAGATTATGTTGCGGCTTGTAACTGGTGTTTAATTGACCAAAAGGTAGCAGAATTTCATTTAGCAAATATAGAAAACGGTTTTGCAGGTTCTTACTTTATAAGTTTCGCAAATGGAGTACCAACAGCAGAAGAACGAAGACAAGTAGAAAATAGTATTAAAAAGAAATTTACAGGATCTGGTAACGCAGGTAAATTTGTACTTACATTTTCAGACGATAAAAACAGAACACCAGACATAACACCTATATCTGTAGCAGACGCAGACAAGCAATACTTAGCTTTACAGGAACTTTTAGTACAAAACATACTTACAGGTCACCGTGTAACGTCACCTATGCTTATGGGTATTAAAAACAGTACAGGACTAGGAAATAACGCAGAAGAACTTAATAGTGCCTTCGAAGTATTTTTGAACAGTGTAATAAAACCCTACCAGAATAACATATTATCTTGTTTAGGTAAGATCTTAGAAGTAAACGGTATTAACTTACCTTTAGAAATAGTACAGAACAAACCAATTACAACAAGGTTTACTATAGAAGATATGAAGTCTGTAATGACTGAAGACGAAATACGAGCAGAATTAGGTTTAAAACCTTTAGAACAAGAACTAACAGCAGACGAAGAAGAAAAAAGACAAAAGTACGCAAAGGTTGGTAGTATGATAACAGACGGTAAAGAACTACCTTTATTTGACACTATAGAAGAAGCAGAAGCCGAAGCAGAAAAATTAGGTTGTTCAGGTTACCACGAACACACACAAGACGGTAAAACGTATTATATGCCGTGTGAAAACCACGAAGACATAACTAACTTACAAAAGTGTGACTGTACTAAACCTTCTAAAGAGTGTAAAAAAAAATGTGACAGATACGAAGACGAATTAGACAAGTTTATAGCAGAATACGGCGAAGACGAGCCTAACAGTGAAGAATGGACTTTAATAAGTGACGAAAAAGTAGAAGAAGAGCACGAAGAATTTGATTTTGAAAACGAACTAAACGACATAGCACACTACGAATTTGCAACTACAGGTACAGCAAGACCTAATAGTAGATCGGAACAAGACGGTTTAGACAGAGAATATAACTTATACAAAGTAAGGTACGAATACGCACAAGCAATAGCAAGCCCTAACACTAGAAACTTTTGCAATAAAATGTTAGCAGCTGACAAAGTATATCGTAAAGAAGATATTTTACAAATGAGTAATAAAAAAGTAAATGACACTTACATTAATAAACAAGGTAGGGAAGTAGGTTGGGGGCCTAACGGTGCTACTACATACAATGTATGGTTATATAAAGGAGGTGGTAATTGCGGTCATTTTTGGAGAAGAAAAATATACTTTTACAAATTAGGAGTAGCAACAGGAAACAAAATACAAGACGCTACAGACATAGTAGGAACAGTAGAAGCAAGAAGTAGAGGGTTTTACCCTAAGGCAAACGACAGTAAAGTAGCAAGAGCACCTAAAAATTTACCTAATAACGGCTTTTTAAAATAACAATATGAGTTACGTATTATTTATATCAGAAAACAAAATAAAAGACAGTACCGCAATAGGTGGTAATGTAGACAACGAATTTTTACTACCATACATAAAGGTAGCACAAAAAAAATATATAGAAACTAAGTTAGGTACAGACCTATTCGAAGCGTTACAAACTAAAATAACAGCAGGTAGTTTAGCAGGAGCATACCAAACTTTAGTAGACGATTATATACAAGACGCTTTAGTACATTGGTGTTTTTACGAGGCGTTACCGTTTTTACGTTATAAGGTTATGAACAACAACGTAGTTTCTAAAAATGCAGAAAACAGTACACCTTTAACGAGAGAGGAAGCACAAGACCTTAGAGAAGAAATAAGAAATACAGCAGAATTTTATACAGAACGTCTTATAGACTACATTAAAAACAATACTGCAAGTTTTCCTGAATATTCTACAAATACAGGTGCAGACGTTTCACCAGATACAGCAAACTATTACTCTGGCTTAAACATTGAATACGACAGAAACCAACGTAGAGATATTACTTTAGACGACTTCTTAACACCAGATCTTAAATAATGAAAAAGAACTATAAACCGAAAGCTAAAAACGAAGTAGCTTTAAAAACATATATTAAAAGTGCCAATAAGAACAGCAACAAAAGACACAGTAGAAACAATAGTAGTAAATAGTTCTGTAATAGGATTTACTACATTTGCCGAAATAGAAATGATTTTAAAAATATTACTATTAGTTTTAACTATTGGATATACTGTAAATAGGTGGTACTCGCACTATAAAAAAAATAAATAAATGAAAACACTTTGTAAAATATTATACTACATAACTTTAAAAAAAGTATGTTTAGGTAAATGCGACCTAGACTGTAAAAAAAAATAATGACTTTAAAATATTTTAAACTATCAGAGTTTAACTGTCCGTTTTTACAAGATCAAAAAATGAATTATACATTTTTAGAAAAGTTAGATCGTGCAAGAGGTTTAGCTATGGACGGCGAAAAAGAAGTACCTTTTAAAATTACTTCAGGGTATAGGACAAAAGAGTACAACGAAGACCTAATAAAAAGAGGTTATAAGGCAAGTAGAAATTCTAGTCACCTTAAAGGACTAGCAGCAGATATAAGCGTAAAAGATAGTAGACAAAGGTTTATAGTTATTAATAGTCTATTGTTAGCAGGTTTTACAAGGATAGGTATTGCAGATACATTTATACACGTAGATTTGGATTTAGAAAAAACACAAAACGTAATTTGGACATATTAACTAAAATTTTTTATATTATGGAATTATCAAACATTGATTGGACTACTTTAATTTGGTCACTAATAGCAATTTTCGAAGTAATTGTAAGACTTACACCGTCTGAAAAAGACAATTCACTTTTAAACAAGGTTATTTGGTTTATCGATAAAGTAGTACC